GCAGCTGCCCCATCTTTTCGTCAATCCGAGTCAAGGCCGCATGGCCGCGCATCAGCGTACCGATGTTCTGCTCTTCGAGAGCAATCAGCTGAGCTCGATACTTCTCGATTTTATTCTCTGCCCCTCCGAAACCTTTTTCAACAGTTCGTCTGCGCCGAAGCAAAGGAGCAACTGCATCTCGAAAAGGTTTAGCTGCTTCACGCAAAGAGCGAGCTTCAGTTTTGATTGCCTCCTCAGCCTCCGTATCACCCGCCGCCTTCGCTTTGGCCGCCTTACGGGCAAGCTGCTTTGCTTGCTGATCCGCCTCAAACGCATCGCGGTTCTCCGTTGCAAGTCTACGGATAGCAGTGTCGATTTCACCGAGGGATGACGCACTAGATGAGTTTGAGTGGAAGATTTCGCCTAAGTCAGGGCCGCTGAAAGGAAGAACACTACATTTCCCGGATGAGTTGATCGAACCTTATCTCGACTCAAATGCGAGAAGAGTTGGTGAGATTTTCTCTCGGCGTATGTCGGGCCAGCTTGCGCTGCAGCAGAAGTTTGGGAACCGCACACTCGAACCGCAGATCGGTCAGATCCAGGACAGCTACAATGCGCTGCGTCAGGCAGTTGCGGATGCGCCTGATTACGAGTCAGCCAAGGCGCTTCTCGGTGACAGTTTCACTAAGAAAGAGGAAGTGAAGCAGTTTGCTAAGTGGCAACCACGGAGCAAAGAGGCGCTGAATGCCTGGCTGATGAAGCGAGAGAAGGATGATATTCACGACTTGATTGAAGTCCGCGATGTGCTTCTCGGGCGGTATAGAGTTAATGAACATCAGACTCCGTTCGGGCGGCTAATCCGTAGCGCGAACATGTTTAACTATATTCGGCTGTCGGGTCGGTTCCTAGCAAGCTCGTTGCCAGATATGTACCGCGCACCGATGGTTTATGGGCTGAATAACTGGACAGGGGTGCTGGTCGATAAGCTGCGGAATAACTTAACTAGTGAAGGGATTAAGCTGAACAAGGCTATCCAACGCGAAGCAAATGACGCTGGGCTTATGACTGAAATGGTGCTGCAGCACAAGATGATGAGCGTGGCTGAGATCGGTGATCCTTTCGCCAGCGGGACTCCAATCGAAAGGCTGCTGCATAACGGAAGCCGCTGGGCTACTTGGTTCAACGGTATGGCTTGGTTTCAAGACACGCTTGAGAGTGTCAATGTCCCGCTAGCAATGAACAAGATCATCGGAGGGATACTGGAAGATAAGAGCGGGCGTGAACTTGCGATGCTCGGGATTGACAAGAAAAGCGGACGTTGGGGTGCGATCGCTGATCAGCTTGAAAAGTACGCTGAGAAAGTGAATGGGATCTGGATACCGAACACTCATCGCTGGGACGACTTGGTTGCAACTAATGCGTTCCGGAATGCGCTGAGTGTTGATGTGACTCGGACGACAATTCGGCCTGGACAGTTCGATGTTCCGTTGCTAATGAAGGGTCCGCTTGGCTCAGCGTTCTTCCAGTTCAGAAGCTTCATGCTCAGCGCAAACCAAAGGATCATGCTTGCCGGACTGCAAGAGGGGCCAGCGCGTTTTCTCAGTGGACTCGTCGGTATGACCGCGATAGGGATGATGGTGAGCTATCTCAAGGCGCTCGGTAAAGGCCAGGATGCATATGAGGACTGGAAGAGGAAAGCAGAGAACCCAGGCTTTCTGCTGGGCGAAGCGCTTGACCACTCCGGCATGTTCCCGATGTTCTTCGAGCTTTCAAACTCGATTGAGAAAGTCGGGAAGAGCGCTGGGGCCAGCATCAATCCGATTAAGTCTCCGCTGGTTGTTGCAGGTGGCGGTGACTGGCAGGTTGACTCACAAAAGACCTATGGCCAGGATGTGCTTAGGACTTTGGCTGGGCCGACATTCGGTTTACCGACTGACGCAGCCCGTGCCGCAGGTGCCGCTGGAAAACTCGCCGCCGGTGAAGATCTGACTAAAGCACAAGGAAGGGCACTAGGTACGTTCATGCCTTATGGCACGTTTGTAGGTTTTGGGGATCTGATCAAGTTCCTCAACGACGATCATCCGCTGTTCCGGAGATAAGCTCATGACCCTCAGCACGCTTACGAATAAGATCACCTACACTGGCAACGGTGCGACGACGACTTTCAGCTACACCTTCCCAATCTTCCACGAGGATGACCTTGTGGTTGTGCTGACGGAGAATGGTGAAGATACTGAGGTTGTGAGCAGCGCTTACTCCGCGACGGGGATCGGAACCTATACCGGCGGCACGGTTACGTATCCGCTGAGTGGATCGCCGCTGGCAAGCCCGGCAAAGATCACGATCCTGCGGAGGGTCCCGGCGACTCAGGAAACTGACTTGACTAACCAGAGCACAATTTATCCTGAAGTGCTTGAGCAGGCGCTTGACCGAGTTGTGATGCTGGCGCAACAGAATGCTGAAAAGCTTGCCCGCGCGCTGATCTTCTCGGTTGCGGATACGCTTGAGGAGACAGTGCTGCCTGCAGCGGCTGATCGCGCAGGAAAATACCTGACGTTCGATGATGACGGCAATCCTGCTGTAACCGAGGTGGTTGAAGCAGGGTCGCTGAGTATCTCGTCGTTCTGGACCTCGATGGTCGCGCTGAGTAATGCGGCACTCAGCCGTGCGGCACTTGGGATTGGAGTTACTGGAACGCTCGGTCAAGCCGGGGCTGATACACTACTTGGCAATCCAAGTGGGAGCCTTGCTGATCCAAGTTATAATTCGCTTATAAGCTATCTTGCCAGGATCAATAATACTCGTGGCACGATGCTTCGCCGCGGGGCTGCTGCTTGGGAAGCACTGGCGCTTGGTAGTGCAGGACAACTGCTTGGTTCAGATGGAACCGATCTTACCTACATTACAGCACCGTTCGGTGAAGGACTATTCCGTAATCTTTCAATTATTGCAAGCGCAGATACGACTGTTGCTGTTACTGCGGATTGGGTAACAGTCGCGGATGCGAGCAATAATATTAAGTTACTCCGCTCAGTCAATGCGTCGATTGCAACTGGTAGCTCTGGTGCCAACGGACTTGATACTGGTTCGATGGCAGCTAACACTTGGTATGCTGTCTGGATCATTCACAATCCGACACTAAACACAACTGCAGCAATGCTTTCGCTGAGTGGAACGAGCCCAACGCTTCCGAGTGGATATACCTATCGGCATCGTTTTGGCTGGGTTATTACAAGGGCGGCCGCAACGGCGCTGCGTAGGACTCGGCAAAAGAATACTAAAGCACAGTACGTTGTCAATGCAACTGATGCGCTGAGGACTATGACTTCAAGTTCCGCTGTTACTGTTCTTGGAGTCTTTGTGCCAACGACTGCTGTTGAGATTGGAGTTATCGCAAGAGTCACTGGCGGTACATCGTCGGCGGTGATTAGTCCAAACTCAAGTTACAGTGATACGAGTGGTGCCGCCGGTACGACTGACTCTGGATCAAGTGTCCCAGGCTGGTTTGTGATTGAAGATACTGTTGAGGTTGTATTGACTGGCGCCAACTCAAACGCCTCGATACTTGGATGGGTTGATAGTTTTTAATACATATTTTTGCCGGGTGCAAAGGTATGGCTTCAAATCTGCGGGGGCAGCAATGAAATATCATCTGGTGTTGATACCTGAAGTCGAACAGATGGGACTGGCGCAGTTCTTGGTTAAGGTCTGGTCTGCCCGTTGGTTGGTTGTATTCTCGATTGTGATGATGGTAGTTGGACTCATTGATTACTTTGAGCCCTTCATGCCGAAAGGACTTTATCCAGTTTTGTTTGTTGGGTGTAACATGAGTATTTTGCTCATGCGGATCGTCAAGCAGAAAGACTTGGAGAAGTATAATGTCTAAGGGAAACAGACTAAGAACAGCAAGCGGCGCGATTACAGCAACAGGTGCTCTTGCATTAACTGTATGGATTGGAAGTGAGGGCAACAAACTTTATTCATATAGAGATGTTATTGGTGTCTGGACGGCTTGCGCCGGAGAGACTAAAGGCATCGGCCCTGGAATGAAGTTTACTAAAGAGGAGTGCGATAAGATCAATATCGAAACGCTGGAACGATACCTTCCAGACCGTTGTATTTACCGCCCAATGAGTGACAAGACCTATGTAGCATTTTTGGCGTTTGCAGGAAACGTTGGTAGCGGCCATCTGTGCAAGAACATTGCACCGCTGTATAATGCAGGTCGCGAGCGTGAAGCTTGTGATCGTATGCTTTTATATAATCGGGCTGGTGGTATGGTTTGGAAAGGACTTGTTGACCGGCGTCAACGCGAGCGCAAGCTGTGCTTGGAGGGTTTAGGATGATCGAGACTTTTCTTGGGCAGTACCTTACCTTTGGCCTTGGTGCAGTTGGGTTAGCGGGGGCAGCGTTTCTTTGGTTTAAGGTTCCGTTTTTAGGTAAAGAGTTAGCGTTAGCGCTGGTTGGGACTAGTCTGTATTTCTTTGGCTGGTCAGGCGGTTTTGCTGAAGCGACAGACTTAGGTAAAACTAATCAACTGCGAGAGCAAAATCAAAAGCTTGCAGAGCATATTAAGAACTTAGGTGAAGCCCAAGCGAAGATGCTTGAACTTGGTAGACAGAACCAACGACTCGCTATCATGGCGAAGGCAGAAGCTGATGAGCGGAAAGGGCAAGCAGATGAAATACTTTTGACTTTCGAGAAGCCAGCTCCTGCTTGTGAGTGGTCTCCTGCTGAGCGTCGGCGGGTGCAATCAATCAGGGTTGGTGGCAAGCGTTCCACCGCAGCTCCCGCCGCTGGACAGTGAGGCAAAGAAGGAGTGCAAGGCTCCGTGGTTAAGTTCAAATCCAAAAGCTGATGTGGTTCGATATCGAGAGGCGCTAGGCAACTGCGAGGATAAACGGGCGGTAGCCGTACAATCCTATGAGGGAGCAGAAAGGCTGGTGGAAGAATTTAGAACGGGCGGGAAATTTTAACTGCAGCGGGGGCTGGAATGAACAAGATTGAAGCAGACGAGGACGATGGGCGTCCTCTCACGCCAGCCGAAAGGAAGGCATTGAGAAAATTGCTTGCGAAAGAAGATACATTGCTGGAAGTAGCAAAGAACTACGACCACGCCGACTGGTTTGTGAGTTTCACTCTTTCACTAAGCAAATGGATCGCCGCGATTGCAGCTTTAATTGTAATCGCTAAGACGTACTATCCTTGGAGCACAAAATGAAAACGCCGGGAACTGAGTGGGCTGCGTTTGTCTTGGCAGTTGTACTGACAAGCCCTCTTGTTTGGTGGAGTCTTGATCGGAGACCTCCGGTTGAGATTATTGGTTACGATCTAGTTCCTGCTGAGGTTAAGCCAGGGCAAACGCTTTATCGAGTTATCACTGTGAACCGAACGAGAGTCTGTGTTACTGATCCTGATATAGTTATTGTTGATGCTGAACGAGTAAGGTGGAGAATTGACGAGCCGCAGTTAGTGGCGCCTGGTCCTCTTGGAAAGGAGACTTATAAAGTCCCATTTGTAATACCGAGAGGAATTGCCATTGGACCTGCGGAGCTTCGAGTTACACTAACTCGTAAATGCAATCCGATGCACGAGTTCTGGCCGCTGATTGAAGTCACACCAACCCAGTATTTCACTGTTTCTTCTCCGGTTGATAAGCTGGGAGGCCAGACACCACAGCAAGCTTTAACATACCAGCCCGGACCATAGTGTCTATGATTGGTTTGATCTGGTGAGAAGGAACCCGCTCTTTAAGAAAGAACACTAACCGTGTTTCAAGAATGGGTTTCTTCTCTTTCATGAAGCTGGTGTAGACAAAATACCAAGCCTCTTCCATTGCCCGACTATCGCCGCCCGAGGTCATTGAGCGGAATATGTCGGGCATTGTGCCTTCGGCTTCAACAAGCCAATTCAAGGCCCGCTGGTAATGCTCCAGTGATATAACCAAACTCCCACCATCGCTAGCACAGGCAACCATACACAGCTTAAGAAGATGAGCAGTCCTTCTCGTAAGATAATGAGCCAGTTTAGGATGCTCTGGTATGGGCGGTCCTCCTGCCATGTGCCAAGCTGAGATTGCGTCTGCCGCGTCTTGCGAAAACGTGACTTCACCATAAAGACTCCCGATCAGTTTGAGGTCGTTGATAAGATTTTTGAAGATAGACTCGTCTCGAGACTGGTCCCCGAATAGCGGGCGGATGACACGTTCACCTGAATATATAAGTAGGGTACGTGAGATGAACCCTTGATCCCATGCACCTTCAGGCATGAACGCATTGAGGTAACTGGGAGTAGTTGCACCCAGTAGATTAAGTTGGGGGTACTGTATAGAAACCCGTAGGTCTTTGGTTCGGCGTCGTTCTGCATAGGGGTGCCCGTCATATATGTCAGTGAGGACGTTCATGAAGTCGTTCTCGTAGGCAGGGATCAGCACGCCAAGTTCACCTGATGCTACAAGAAGTGAATTGAACTCAACAAAAGGTGGGACTAGTCCAGGTCGAATAATCTTCCGCTTTGCGTCGTCAAGGCAGTCGATGAGGCTAGCTTTGGTCACGGATGAAGGTGCTACATGGTGGTCGGGGAGTTCACGCCAAAGCCGCGATACTTCAGAAAGCACGGTAGTTTTACCTACACCAGGCGGACCAACGAGAACAGTGTAAAGATTTGGATACAACTTCGAGCCAAGCGTCTGCACCCACACCTTTCGCTCAAGTGCTCCGGCAACAGCAGCAATAGCCACCCAACGGCGGAAAAGATCTGGTGAAGAATGACCTGCAGTATAGTTAAAAAATCCGTCGATCCAGCAAGGAAGTCTGCGCGGGACGGCTCCGCCTCCGGTTATCACCTTTGGTGAGGTTATATTTGACGAGGCCATCAGGATTTCCTACCACGTTTCCAGACTTATCAAACTCAGCTGATGCCCAATTCCAACCGACTTTAACCTCGGATGGGATGCGGAGCATTCGGCCATCTGCTAACTCAATAGGAACCATAAATGTATCTATGAGTTTGGGAATGATCTCGGCCTCTCGCTCTTCCTGGTACTGGACAACAATGGCGTCATGGATTTGGAGTAAGACTTGGCAGAAGTTTGCTCGCCAAACTTGAAGCATGCCTTGATTAATAATATCGCTTAGCGACGACTGTGGGTTATATGCGATAGCTTCTCGGAGAGTACTATCGTCGTGGAGTCGTCCAAGAAATATTCGTCTACGACCCATGAGAGAGGTAAGCTGCCCCTCGCGAGCAAGGGTTGTGGCCGTCCACTCATGCCATTGTTTGATGCCTGGGAAAGCTGAAAAGTAGTTATATTGAAAATCTCTGACAAGACCAACTTCGAGCTTAGTGTGTTTTGCCATTGTTGGCGGTTTGCCGTTATAGTTACTACCGTGCCCAAGGCGCTTCGCGAGATCTCGATAGCTAAGCTGCCGGTAGCCGGGTTGTTCCGCAATCTTCTTATCAGCTTTAAGATCGCCAGTCCAAGGTAGATTTGTCCAAGCCATCCGCGTGACGGCAGTGTGAAGGTCACCAGACTCACACGCATCGAGGTATCTTGGGTCGCGAAAAAGGTTCCAGCACAGTGCGCCTACGAGACGGGACTCAGCTTGCTCTCCGTCGATATAAGCGAGCTTATGTCCAGGGTCAGCGACGAAAGAAGATCTAAGACGTTGCTCGATATTCTGGAGATTTGTCCCGTAGCCGAAGTCACCAAGAGACGAACTGAGTCGTCCGGTAACTGTTCCACCAATATTGTAACTTGTTCGCATCCGACCATCAGGGTCAATGTTGGTTTCGAGGACTCCGACTTTCTTACCAATGTCCCGGAGCGCAAGGAGATGGGATAGTAGGGGCCGTGCATAGAAGTAAGCATCGAGTTTCTCCAGTGCGTCTCTGTCGATTGTGGGAGTGTACTGTCCTTCAGTGTTACGCTTACGAATTGGTGGGATTTGCATGATGGAGTAGAAAAGGTTCATGAGTTGTGCGTTGGAACGCCAGTTGATTTCAAGGTCAAATATCTCACGAACCATGCGCTTGAACTGGGACTCAAGACGGCGCAGGTCTTGACGATAGGACTCAAGGACTTCACTTTTTCGAGCTTGGTCAACGAGAATACCATGCATATTCATCTCAAGGACTGGCGCCTGAAGTGAACGTGCGAAGGAGTAAGTGGCGTCTGTAACCGGATCAAGCTGTGGCTCGATGACGTTAAAGACCTCAAGAGTTACGGCGCAGTCAAGCCCATTGTAAACCCAAAGGCGCTCCGTGTCACCAGTAAGGGTATGCGGGGTAAGGTCGGCGGTCTGAATGATCTTCATGGGTTGAGCCCGATTTGCCGGTGGACGACAAGAACCTCGTACTCGGTGGCCTGAACAAGGGCCTTTTCCATTCCAGGACTCATGCCGTAGTCGGTATAGAATACTACTTTATCAGCCCACTGCATCCAGGCGTAACCGAGCTGGATACCGAGTTGGCGTTCAGCAGGATCAAACTCGTTAAGTACACCTGGCTGGGTGTAAAGAAGATGGGAAGCGAGTGGGGCTTCGCCGCGAGTAATGCAGTCGCGCAGTGCGCGTCTGGCGTAGATTGTATTGCGTTCAATATCGCCAGCATAAGGCGACTCTACGATAACTAAGTCTACCTGCATCTCATTCATCCTTCTTGATAGTGCCCTTGCCTTTACTCCGCATAAGTTTCCAACTGGCCTCGTCAGTGTAGATGCTCCCAAGGAAGTCAAGACCTTTCTGGGCCTCGATCAGAAGCGAGTGGTGAAGGAGCATTGTATCTTCGGACCAGTTATTCACTGTGATGCCGCATCGGCGCCAGAGGAAATGAACGTCGTAGAGTCCATTCTGCGTGATCTTTCGTGCTGGAGTTGCGAGAACACGAGCAACGAACTTCCAAGCCGCCCGCTCTTCCATTGCGCTAGGCCAATAGCTAGCGCCGTTCCGTCGAGGGTCCACAAAGGGTACGACGAGTGCAATTCGAGGACTTGGTGCGAAGCCGATGCACGTAATCTGGTCGCCTGCTGTTTCAATGTCAAAGGCGATTTTCTCTGCAGAAGCAAGGTGGGCATCGTAGAAAAGCTCCATATGATCTAAGGTTGGCTCGATCCAGACCTCTCGCTGAGGTCTACGGATTTCTGGGAACTCAGCTTGTCTAGCAGCTTTACGCAGATCGAGCACACAGATGGGGCGGAGACTCCATTCCCTAAGGACAGCCGCAGGATGGTAGGTTGGAAGGGTTTTGCCAAAGGCAGAAGGGGAAACTGCTCCCCTAATGCGAGATATTCTACCGTCGCCAAGGATTGCCCACGAAGCTGTGCCACCGAGAGCAATGATAAGATTTGGTCTAAGCTCTCTAAGTTCTTGTTCGAGACGGTCGAGTTCAGAAGCGAACTCAGCGCGGATATACTTTCCGGTTTTGAGAGCGGGACGGTTAGGGATAGCTGAAGATTTAGGACCACAGAGATTTTCAATGGCGTTTCCTCCTGGAGGGCGAAGATTGAAGCAGTTAGTGAGAAAGCAGTCAGCACGGCGGATGCCAGCGTCCTCAAGCATACGGTTTAAAGCGTGGCCGGAAACGCCAACAAAAGGCATCCGCTGGCGCTCTTCCTCTTCTCCCCAAGCTTCGCCAACTATGGCGATCTTATTTTGCATCGACGACTCCACGGATTTGATTAGAGTCGTAAACGGAGAAAAAGAACTGACCAAAGTGATTGCGCCACTCAGCTACAGCGTAGTGAACGCCGTTGGCCTCGAAAGTGTGGTGGATAGTAACCTCGCGGTTGATACCGAGTTCAGTAGGAACTAAAACTCGATCACCGGGAATAAGTTTGGATACGTCGATCATGATTTACTCCGCTGCTTTCGCGGCCAGTCTCAGTTTGCGTGCTCGCTCAAATTCGTCTCGGGCTCGATCTGCGAACTCGGGGTTAAGTTCAAGTCCAAGGACGTGGGCTGCGCCAGCTGCATCTGCCGCTCGAAGAGCCGATCCAGAGCCACAAGTTGGGTCGAGGACAATGGAGTTTGTATCGACGAACATTCTGAAGAAGTGAGCGAGCATTGGGACAGGTTTAACTGACATATGGATAGACCTGTCGGAGGGGGCTGAATACGAGTTAGCCACAGCTTGAACAATCTTCCGATCACCACGGTATCCGTAGAGAGCAGTTTCGTATATTCTTCTGGGTCCACGCGAAGGATCAGGTAGGATGCCGACATTGTCGCTCTTGCTCCAGATAAGAGGGAAGTCGTCGATTATGAAGTCAGTGTTGCACCGGAGGAAATCTATGGTTTGGGAATAGAATTTCATGCTGAACAATAGGATTAAGTGACAACTTGGCGCGGCAACTCTATCGAGATTTCTCGCGAGGCAAGTAAGGAGCTGCCAATAATAATTTTCGCTATCCTCGTATCCCCCGTGGGCAGCAGCTCCACCTTGATTGAATTTGTCTGCGTCAATTCCATAAGGGAAATCACAGTGGATAAAGTTAAAGCGTGGCCCTGCGTAGTTGGGTGCCCACTCAAGAAAACTTCCAACTGTGATTGGCGACGGAGGCGGCGCAGAAACCACGGAAGGTTTTTCTCCAGGTTGTGCTGGCGTTCCCACTGAAGAAGTCGTGCTCGAAGTTCCTCCCATTCCGCCCAGTGGGCTAACTCCGGTGATGGAGGATTTAAGGTCGGAGAGGGCGGACGATTGAGCCCGTTCCCTTGCGCGGTCAACAATGCCCCAGGCGACGGAGTATTTCGGCGCCTCAAGTACCCGTGGATTTTGCTTAACAATTTCATCTGCCACCGCCGCTCTACGAAATACATTAGCTGGAGCGAGGCCAAGAGCATCGCCGGTTGACTCGAGGGACCAGTCAGGGTTCTCTGATTTGCGGAGTTCATGGAACTCCTTAACCGCGAGGCAGTAGTCCTGCCACGGAAGTTCCTCACGCTTGATGTTCTCCTCAAGTTCAATGGCTCGAAGAGTTGATGGATCAAGTTCGTCAGCGAATGTAACGGCAATCTCGGCTCGCCCAAGGAATTTGCAAGCCGTGAGTCTGCGCTCGCCTGCGACAAGGACGAGTTCGCGTGTGACTACAATTGGATTGATTAGTCCGCCGGTTTCGGGAAGGCTCTCGGTTCGTGCGCGGATTGACTCCGCTAGTTCTTCGATGTTGAGAAGTTCCCTGCGCTGGCGATCAGCGCGGTTTACAGTTATTCTGTCGATAGAAACGATCTTCATGCTGCCCCCGCAGATAGCTGGTGGGTGAAGGGGCAGGTTTCCCTGCCCCAGAAAAGTTTACGCCTTAGCTGTTCCTTTGATCTCAGCGTAAATCTGAGTTCCATCTTCGCTCGGGCGGTGCTTGATCGTTGCAATAAACATGCGGTTCACAGCGTCCGGCATCATTTCACCAAGACTACGCCCGTTGGTTTCAATGCCGAGAGTATCGACAAGAAAATCCTTCAGACGATAAACTGCATCCTCGGTGAGGAAGAAAGTTAGGCGCAGGGTTTTGCCTGCACAACCGCCCATTGTCTGGAGAGCATCAGCGTCAACATCAGCCTGAGCCGAGACGACCTTAACGGTGTACTCGGCGGCAGGAGTGTTGTTCTTACCGATGTTTTTCATCTCTGCCGGACCTGGGAGGGTGCAAAGATAGGAACCGATTGGCAGCGGCTTCGGACGTTCGATTTCGTCTGCCTTGCGGTTGAGTGCGTCTGCGAAGTTTGTCATTGAACTGATCCTTACTTGATTGCTGAATTGATGCTGTTGATCTTTGCTACAATTCTTGCTGTGTGTGCGGCTATCTCCTTCTGGTGTAGTTGCTGTAACTCAACAAGCCGGTTCATTAGAACCGCTAGTGTCTCGTCTGGAACGTCGATAAGGTTGGCCTCAACCTCAACAACATTAACAGTTGGCCTCGGCCCCATGCGAGGGACTGGATTTGTTTTCCAGGTCTCGTCTTTAGTTGCCTCATCAACTGCTGCCATTGCTTTTGCAAGTTCGTTCATTGGCGGCTATCCTTTCACGGTTTTGAAGAAGTCAGCAAGAGCCGACTCGATCGGAAGCTGTTCAGCCATCCGAAAGCTAGCGGGATTTTTGAGGTCGATCATTGAAGTCGGCGCTGTCCGAATTGTACGGCGGACGTTTGAGCCGGAACCTACGCTCTCGCACAAGGCGACAGAATTAAAATAGGCTGGAATTTTTGGAGATAGAGACTGACCAGTCGCCATCGGGTAGCCCTTGCGAGTACCGTCGTCTCGGTCGATGTAGGTGATGTGGGAGATAACAACGACATTGGCGCGGAAGTGCTCGGAAGTGAGCAGGGAAAGAACATGCTCAAGAGCCTTTTGCGCCTCGCCGTAGACCGCTCGACCATCTTGGCCCTTGGCACCGTGCGGTACTTTAACCGCGCTGGCCCAAGCCATAGCTGCGTTGGAAAGAAAGGTAAGGCTGTCGATTACGAGAACGGTATCGTCGCCCCAGGTCTCGGGTTTGCCGAGGTCAATGGTCTGGCCTTCATAGGTGTATTTCCAACTGTCGAGCATGGTGACAGCATCGACGAAGGCTTTAGGGATACCCTCAATAACAGGGCCGAGTGGGGTGGATTTGTACTTGTCTCGGAGTGTACGAAACTCGACCTTACTCATATCAAGGTTGCGCGCCTTGCACTGCTGCGTAAGGGAGTCTAGCCCGTTGTCCATATCAAGAATACGGAGCTTGTAACCGGCGGCGACGAGGGAGGCTAAGGCTCCGGTTTTACCCGTTCCCGAGTCTCCGATTAGAAGAAGCTTGGTTATCTTGTTTGACTGGTGTTGGCTGAGCGACGGCATGATTTTTCCTCAGGTAGGTGGCGACTGCGGCAGAGACTATAGTTGACATAGACTTGTTGGTTCGAGCTGAATACTCCAAAAGCTGACGACGAATTTCGGGGTCAAGAGTTACGCTAAAATGTTTATTGATAATAGTCTGTTTAGTTGAACCGTGGACTGGCCATTTACCATGAAGATGGCGATAGATGATGTGCTTAATATATATCTCTCGGCCATCAATTGTTATCTGTCTTGCTGTGATCTGACGCCCACGATAGCGAGCAACATGGTAGCTGTAGTATGGAACTCCATCTTTAAACGTAACAAAGCGACAAATGCGCTCCCATTCAGGATAGTTCCGGAGTGGACGCTCTTTGACGATAGCTAACGGACTTCCAGTGGGTTCCATGGTTTCACCTCAAAGTCGGTTTGAAGGAAGGCCTCACGAACCTCTGGAGAACGGGAGCATATTTTACGGAATGAACAGCCACCGAATTTGTGGCAAGATTTATCGTTTAATGGGAACGCTCGCTCGGGAAAGCGCTGGCCGTCAGCGACGTGTTGATGATACTCGTCCGCCATTTCTGCCGCCTGCGCCACAAACGCACGTGTGGAGTCAAGCCATTCTTCAAGCGTCGCTTCGGATCGGTACGTGAGGCCGCGATCAAACCGAGTGAAACCAACAGCGATCTGCGCGGCATCAATGATAACTCCCCGGACAGGAGTATTATATACAAGCCTGCCCGCCAAGGTATATAACGACATTTGATTGTCGGGCTCGTACTGGTCGAAGTAGTAACTGGAAAGAGTTGTTGTGCTCGTCTTGCGGTCCATAACATAGGTGCCATCCATCCAGTTAACCACTCGATCAAGGTGGCCGCAAAGAACAAGGTGCTCGTCAATTGCAAAACGGAAGGATAACTCGACTGCAGGTTGACCGTTGGCGAGGATTACGGTTTCAGCTTTGTCGTGCTCAAACTCGTCAAGATACCAAATGACTGAACGAATTAGGTTGTCTCTGGTTTTGAGTGGGTGATCTGACTCCCAGGGGGCACCATCGACCCACGTATCAGTCATAACCTTGAGAAGCGACGACCGCATAGCCTCGATGTGATTAGCACCGAGCGCGCGCTGCTTGTCGTAGTGCTCAAGAGCAGAATGGTAGTGGATGCCGAAGGTAAGATGAACTGACTCACCACGAGACTTGAAGCCTCGAATTATGGTGTAGAAATATTTACGAGCGCACTCTTTGAAGAGGCCGAGGGACGTAGAATCCCACGCAAATTGAATAAAAGTGTCAGGTAAAAATGGTGACTCGGCGGCGGTCATGGCGGCGACCTCTGGTTAGAGTTTTGGAAGGAGACCAAGAGAGCTAAGGTCGATCTGAGTTTCCTTGGTGACGATTTTCTTGGGAGCCTTTGGCTTCATACTCCCGGCGGACTTTTCGCCTAGTTTGAAGTTCGCCCGTTGCTCGCGCAGCTTGGCGATAATTGTATCCAAGTCTTGCTCGGAAAGCTGAAGTGGATCGCGGTCGAAAAGGGTTTGAAGGTCACTCATGGCAGCGGCAGTTCCTCAATGTTAACCTGGAGTTTAACCCCCGAGGCTTTCTGGTTAAAACGCTCCTCATTCGCCTTGACGTAGGCGTGGATTATCTCGCGCACGACTTTACTCGCACCGAGTTCAGGATGCCAGATCTGAAGCTTCTCCCAATCATCGTCAAAGAGATTGAGAGTAACTTTCTTGATCGGCAAGTCCTCTTTTCTACGTGCCACTTGGGGTCTCCTTATGGATTATCCAGAGATGCTCAGGGTTGGTTGGCGACTGGACAATCGAAAGCTTGGTGAGGTCTGGATCAGCGGCGGCTGCGCGAGCGGCATAAAGTTTCATTTTGCATCGCTCGGCGTCGTCAGTTTCGATCACGACTCCATGAGTTGCCCCCAAGGCAGAATACCAAAACTCTAGAAAATTCGGTTCCATCAAAGCCTCTTTGGGTGAGGACACTGCCAAGTCTCGGATGCTAGCCACGGTCGGGACACAAGGGAATGGGGGGTGTGCTCGTTTCCGCGGTAGTTATGGTCAATGTCCTCGCTGAAAGAGGGTGCTCTCGGCCCTGGGAGTCAAGCAAGGCCGAGAGCTGAGCGCGTTAGGCAGCCATGCCACCAAGAACGTCGCCCAAGCCAGCCTCGGCAATCGCCTGCTGCTCGGCAACACGACGGGCAGCAGTTTCCTTCCACTGCGGCTGCGTGTCCACGAGCTGCTTCGCAGCGGCTGCAATCGCGTCGGGCTCGGCCTTCTTGTTCTGGGCCTTGAGCGCCTGGCGAATAGCCATCTTGGCCAGATTGAGAGCCTCACGCTCGACCGGATCAGACGGAGTGCGAGCACCGCCGGAACGACGGGCGCCGAACTCGTAGGCCTGAGCATACGTGGAGAACTCGGCCTGCAATTCCGCAAGCTGCTCTTCGGTGAGCTCAGCATCTTCCGGGACTGAGACCTTGCCATCAGCGTCCTTGACGCCGTAGAGTTCCTCAACCCGCTTCTTCACCGAGCTGGCAAAGTTATTGCGGAGGTTCTCGTGGTAGGTCTGGTTAAGGGCGCCAGCCTCGTTGGCAGAAAGGGTATGACCTTCGGAGTACCGCAGCGGGGCGGTGAAGGTATAACCCTGGATAGTGATCTCGTCGTTTTCCATGTTTTCCTCTAGAGTTGGGCGGGATTGCCCTGACTTAATTGGGCCGCGCGGCGGCACAATATGGTATGTATCATATGCCGCCATACCTGTCAATAACTATTTTCGCCCGTAAATGCAGCGGCTGGTATGGTCATTTGCGCGGCGAAATGGTATGGTTAGAAGGCTCGCCTGTCTCAGGCGAAGGATTGATAGCGGCGCGAGCGGTGCTAACGGGCTGGACGCTGTATAGCTTCCGGTAATGGGCTAGTTCCGCTCTAAGCCGCTCGATTTCGGCGGTGGATGCGCGGAGGGCGGCGTTGCGAACTGCGGCTTCGACGGCTGCCCATTGTTCTTTCATTGCGCTTCCGTGCCAATACGGAGCGACATAAGTGGCTGCGCACCATGCCTCATACGCAACTTGTCCCGGTTCCTTCATGGCTTCTCTCCAACGCGGATTGGCCTTGTGTTTTCGATCTTGACCCCACGCCGAGCCGCTTCACGTTCAATCGCCTGACATTGTTTCGCAGCGAAGTACGCGCTAGGCCAACCGGGCGAATCGTCAACGTGCTTCGCCCAAACTAACATTTCGGCGCGAAGCTCATCTTCAGTCATTTCACTATATGGTTTGTCTGTCATGGCTTCTCTCCCTTGGCTGCGGCGAGCATGGCGTCGGCAATCTGATATGCGCGCCCGGCTATGTCGCCGGGGCCATACGAGACGCCAGCCGTTCCACTAAATGCGGCCATGCCGCCAGCGACCTGCCCTGCGAACCAGTCGCGGAGGGACATGCCGGGCTGCGCATACTGAAATTCGACTGGCACAAGCAGCGGAAATGCTTGCGGGTTCTCTTGCTTCTCTGTCACAGCTTCTCTCCTGTCGCTTTTGAAAGAGCGGCGCGAACGGCGTCGGCACTTTCTAGCTTAATCCCTAGCTCGCTTTCGGTATTTTCGAGGTAGTTGAGCGCCTTACGCAGCGCGTCATACATACCCGGCGCGGCGGCTATCAGGCGGGCGTTGGCGTCGACTATCTCGCGTGGCCTCCGAACCAAGGAAAACGGGCCAACATGCGCAACGACTGATCCCGTCGCATCGTCTGAATAGACACCAACGAACTCGCCTTCTCTGGTCGAGAAGCTGTCAACCACCCAAGGCCCCGGCGTAAATCTCGCTTCGCTCATCTCATGCTCCATCACAGTTCTTCGGTTTTGTAGTTATCTGCGGTCGCCTTGACGATATCAAGATAAACTTCGTTCTCGGTATCTTCAGACTCGGCAGGAGTTATCTTGAGGATTAGCGCATCATATGCACTCCGCCCCCACATAGGATCGTCAGGCTGGTAGATTTTCTTATTCTCTCGACGGTCGAGCTGACGGTAATAGCTCATGCGCTGACGAAGATTGTGAGCTGCACCTTCCTTTGCAAGCTTAACACGTAAGCCCCTCTCGGCGGTAAGTGCTTTGTCGAAAAGCTGGCGAATATCCTCGTAAGAGAATACTGAATTACTGAACCCCATTTTCTCGATCCTTTTTACAAGCAGCGAATACCTTCATTGCGTGGTCTCGCATGTGAGATGCGAGAGCATCAATAGTTGCGCGTACTTCATCTTCATCATCAGAAACTTGGCCCACTTGGTTAGCAAGCCAGTAGGCACTGTTGATGATGGCTGGAACATAAGATTTGCCGACGAAGAAAAGAGAGATTTCGGCAGCATAAGCTTGATCTACGTGCTCTTGCATTGCGTTGGCTATGACTTGGACTTTCAGGGAATGCAGTAAGTCACTCATTGATATTCTCCGCGTCGATTAGATAGAGTTCGGATTTTGATCTGGTTTCGATGACATAGCGGATATTGAGTTCTTGCTCAAGTTCTTCCGGGGTCTCGGCGTATGGGGAGGGGATACGCCAGGGGTCCAAGTGATAGACAACGTCCCACTCAAGCCCCTTTGATTTATGACCTGAGAGAAGTTGAATGGGTCCGTTGCTGGCAAAAAGGTGTTCGGCATATGCAATAGCGGCTCCGAGTGTTGGTCCGGCCCCGGCAAAAACACGGAGACATTCAGCCCGATCCGAGACACTGGCTTTCGCCTTGGATTTCTGGAGTTGCTCACTTTCCCACCTATTGATTAGAATTACGACTTGCGCTTGCGGCGTGGACTCTGGGCCAAGCTTTTTGAGTACTTTGATGAGAGCTGGTCCAATATCAGCACCAACCATCTGTACGCCCCTACCGGAAGCGATAAGCTGTAGTGCAAGCTTGAATAGCGGCGCGTTGTTCCGGCAGATGATCGCCGAATTGTCAGGGATAACTGACATTGGAAGCGCTGTGAGTGTCTCAACTTTACCCTCCTTTGCCCAAGGGGCTGGCTGCATATGTGGAACGCGGCGGTTGGCTCGAGTAACGATTGACTTAGGGCAGCGGAAAGAGATCGAAAGCGTCATCTCGGTCATGGAGAAGTCGGCGCGGAGTTTCGACATACCAGAGTGTACGGCGCCGCGGAACCCATAGATGGACTGCCAGGGATCGCCCACTGCAATAAGGCGTGTTGTGACGAGTTTTTTAAGCATGGCGTGATTAAGAGGACTGAGGTCTTGTGCCTCGTCCACAAGGACAAGTGGAAACTTAGGCCAAGCTCCTCCGAACAGCGTGGGCATGTAAATTTGGTCGTCGAAGTCGATAAGTCCATCGTAAGCTACCTTGATTGATTTTGTGAGAAGGACTTCGGCTAGACCAAGCGCGAACTCGTCAGGTTCCTCTTCGAGGGAAGAAAGAAACTCGTGGCGAGAAACTAGGGCTGAACCGGGCGGTGCGCTCTTGGGAATGTAGCCTGCGGTTTTCATCAATCGGACTAAGGTTTGAACCTCGGAGGATACGTCCCAAGCATCACTACGCTCAGCTCGCGGAAGAGACTCAAGGTGCTCGCGAAAAAGGGTGTAGGTTTTGCGGGAGTCAAGGTTGGCTTGGCGTTTGCCGATGGCTGCCATCCACACTCGATGACCGATGGAGTTGAGAGTTGCGGACTTCACGTGGCCTGGCAGGCGCTTTTCCATCTCCACCGCGATCTTTTTGTTGAAGGCGAGGGAGAGAATGGGGATGCCCTGGATCGCGTTGCAGATCAGCTCGAGAGTGGTGGTTTTGGCGGCGCCTGCAAGGGCGTTGATTAGCAAGTTATTGCTGGTAGTCTTGGCAGCGGCCACGATGGCTTTCTGCTCGTCAGTAGGCTCAAAGGACATTGGTTGACTCCAGTGCAAGTAGAAGCTTAGATAGATGTGGATGCCACGACTGGATTTGTTTATTTTCCCTCTCGTAGATCATAAAGAACTCTCCTTTCTTTTCAACCCGAAGGATTTCATAAGCGCACAATGGACGCTGAAAGTATCCTTGGGCAATGAGCTCGGAAAGGAGTTTAGATATTGTCTCTGGTGGACGGTAGTGTTTTATAAATT